TGTTGATGCTGCCAGTGACCACTAGATTGTTGACCTGCGCAGTATCCATGGCCTGGAAATTTTGCACAGTGAGACCATGCTCGACCACCACCATGTCGTCCATGACAGTGAGTTCACACTTTGTGGCCCGGTCTTGTATGCCGGCGCTGGAGAAGTTTTCCAACATGCTGGCCGTAAAACGTTGCATGTGTTCATGCACACAGTCACGTATGGTGGGCATGATGTCCAAGGCACCCACTCTGGACAGGGTTTCTTGGGTCACGGTCTGGTTGATCATGTGTTCGACCCGTGCCTGCCAGGCTGGATCTTGACTGAACTCGCCCACAGCCATGGCCACGAACTCAGTAATGGCCTGATCCACTGCATGCTTGACAGTGTCCGCTTTGACGAAGTCGGCCACACCGGGCACTTTTCCTTGTTCAAACAGTTGAGACACGCTGTGTTGGATGGCATCCAGTATTTCTGGCATGCTGTCACTGCTGGCAAACTTGGCCACTATGCGATCCTGGGCGTGTTGTAGTATTTTTTGTTCCAAGGGCTGAATCCAGGCATCGGACGTCAGTAATGCCGAGACCTGGACCTGCACCGTGGCCGAGATTTCTTTTTCTATCATTTGCGTGATGGCTGCAGTGTCAAGCATGTTGTCTCCGTGTGTCCAAGGTCACGCAATGGAAGCCACCGCCCAAGGTTCTAGAATGGCTCAAGGTCAGTGGAATACTATCAATGTTGTGTTTCCTTAGTATAGTAATTAGTTGTGTTTGAGCCGCATCCAAAATAACCGTTTCTGGATTTACTACCAGCATGTTCATGGCTATCCATTTACTAGCATAGGGATATTGATAAAAGTCCTGGGGCACTATCATGTCATCAGTGACCCAGATCTTTTGCCAGTCTCGAAAGACCCTGGGACAGTTTTGGGGTGTGACTCGATCTGCATTGAGCATGACCAGGCCCTCACGCAAAGGCACTATGGTCGAGTCAATGTGTACTCCGGCATAGAAGTTGCACAATTCGATATTGACCTGGGGAAACTGACCTAATAGCCATTCATAGGCCGCGCGGTTGCCCGATGCGGATTCTAGAAACAGCCATGTGTCTCCTAATCTGCATACGTTGGCAGCATCTAACACCAGACCCTGATCTCTGGGCATGGTCACGACCTGCCGTGCCTGCACCAAAAGTCTTGAATAGTTTTGTATTTCTTGATCTCTACACGGATACATCATGTTGACATCAACTATGATGTCGTTCCAGACCAACAATCTGTCTCGGGGGCAGTAGTTGTACATGCCTTGGGTGTCAACAAAGTTCATGGGCTGTGGGCGGTACACTGTGACGCCCAGACGCAACAAGGTCTCGCTGAGAGCATCAAGTTCGCGATTGGCCTGATCTATGATCAATTGCGGAACTGGTCCTGACGGCACCGCTGAGTCTTTCCACAAGGTCCGTTGGCCTTCTTCGGCAAACACCGGGTCAGTGGCAGGCCAGTTGGCATATGTGGCTGTGCCTACCACGCAGGCCTCTAAAGGATCCCATTCATTGCAGGTGCTAATCATCCACACGTCCTGTTATCTGCAAAGTATATCTTGGAGTGGGTCCTAGATTGGCTGCCATGTGCGGAGCATCATAACACCATTCAACCACGGCGCCAGCACGCCAGTTGACAAAGGCCTGGCCTTCATATTCAGCGTAATGACCCGGTTGCCAGTCTTCTAGAAACACTATGGCTCTGCGTATGGTGTGTTCCTGTCCCTGAAGGCCGAACAAAGAAATGTATTTGACATAACGATCATTGTGTGTGGGCAACACAGTGCCGGTGCCCATGCGGTAGTAGCTGGTACCTATGTCCTGCCAGCCCTGGCCAGCAAATATATCAAGGAATCTCTGATTCCAAGTGGGTTGGGCATGGCGCATGTCACACATCTCTCCGGTGAATCGGTTGGCATATCCTTGGCCTTGCCAGACCAGAATCTGATGCGGGTCATTGAAGGATTCATTCACATAGTCCAGTCCGATGTATGCGTCGTCCCAAAACGGATGCAGCTGATATCGAGCAATCTGTGATTTGTGTGTGTGAGATTGTGCCATTGTTAAATAACTTCCTATGTCTATTCCATTGGATCGATTGTATTACTTTATTGAAAACGTTGCGTGTGAAACGTATGGACATGCTGTAGTAATTTATCGTTTTTGGCCCAATGGGTCAAAAAACATTGAAGATCTAAATCCTCTGCCAACGTTTTGGCACTCTTGGATAGATTCTCAAATCCATCCTGCAGTCTGGTGCCATGACCAAGAGCCGTTGGCATACGAATCGTTCAGTAAAAATCGACGTATCGTAAAAAATAAATTCATGGACCTAGGAAAGTCACTGAATCTTTTTGCTCATACAAACTTAAACTGGTTGAAAAATGTGTTCAAAAAAGGTATAATATTGCACAGTGAAAAACGTTCGCAGAATGTTGAACAATATTTGGCCGCGGATGAGTTTTTGCCAGTTTACTACTGGAGTCATGCCGTCATTGCTAGAGATTGGTTTAGATATGCTGTGCATGAAAATTTTAAAAAAAACGCAAACAAATGTTTTTTGATTTACAATCGTGACTGGACTGGCACCAGAGAATACCGATTAAAATTCACAGACTTGCTGGTCAAACATGATCTTGTAGATTCATGTCACACGTGGTTTAATCCAATTCAAGGGAATTATAACTACAAGGACCATAGGTTCACAAATCAAGAGTGGCGTCCTGATCATGTGTTGGAGCAGTATTTTCCACCGAGCTTGGCCAAAGCATGTGCAAGTGCGGATTTTTGCACGCAAGATTATCAATCAACTGAAATAGAAGTCGTGTTGGAGACCTTGTTTGACGATGACCGACTGCATTTAACAGAAAAAAGTCTGCGACCAATCGCATGCAGGCAACCTTTCATCTTGATGGCCACACACGGCAGCCTACAATACCTGCGTGACTACGGATTCAAAACCTTTGATAGTGTATGGGATGAAAGCTATGATCAGATCCAAGATCCTGTTATGCGCATGCAGGCCATAATTGATGTCATGCATGAGATATCTTCCTGGAGTGATGAGGAGTGGATGTCAAACAAACCTCGCCTGGGCCAGATAGCGGAACACAATCAAAAACATTTCTTCAGTGACGATTTTTCAGATAAAATAACCACAGAACTGCGCACAAACATGATGCATGTATTTGCCCAGATCCAGGCAGATCCAGGATTTGACACATGGATCGCACGTTGGCAAAAACGATTACAGCATGAAGAAATACAAAAATTTATGGATCAGCCACATAAAGATCCTTTCCTTCCAAACCGACGAGACTATGAACGTGTGTTAAAATTTATTGCCGATAACAGTGACAGTGTTGAGAATTATGACAAAAAATAGTATAATAATAATTGCATGAAAATATTATTTTTGATAACACTGTGGGTGATATCAGTTGCCATTCAAGCTGAAACCTACATTCAGGTCAATGGTGTCAGTGTACATGATCGACCTGGGTACAATGGTTGGAACTGGGGTGCAGGACTAGAGCAAGGCGTTGCCAACAATTGGACTGTGTCCGCAGGGTGGTACTACAATAGTGAACGTCGTGGTAGTGTGTATGCCTATGGTCGTTACGCTTTGTATAAACGGGATAGTTGGGACATTGGCGTTGCTGTGGGAGCCGTCACTGGCTATCAACGTGCCGCTGTCGTGCCCATGGCTTTTCCTGAAATGTGTTATGCCTGGACTTGTGCCATGTTTGCACCTAGAGTCGAAGCCACAGGAGCAAATGTTGTGGGATTAAGATTACGAATACCCATCAACTAGGTCGGCAAATGTTTGAGGCCTTGATGCCATTCAATGTGAACTGACTCACAAACTTGTCCACATCACTATGTAGACCCGGCATGCGATGTGGCAAGAACCAAAAATTCAAATATGTCCAAGTTGCACAATCCACCCACCAATTGACATGATCATTTAGATGTAGCCTTAAAGGTTCCCATCCAGTCACTTGGCTTACCTGCTGAAAGTCTTTGATCCATGGCCCCATAGTACGCCTCCAGTTCTGGGCAGGCTTGTTTACACCCTGGAATCAAGGCCTGTGCTAGTTTCCATTCGCCGGCGTAATACAACGTGATAAACTCTCTATGCAAGTCAGTTTCTGCGGCCAATGTATATATGCGTACACCTTCAGTCTTGCCTTTTACTGCTATGCAGTCCAATTCCGCAACTTCATAGGAATCTCTGACAAGCTCACTAGTACGCGGTCCCAGTATGATGCGAACTCCATAAGGTTTTGACTGACCTTCGAGTCGGCTTGCCAGATTAACGCTGTCACCAAGGCAGGTGTAATCAAAACGCTGATCACTGCCCATATTACCAACGACCACGGTACCAGTATTGATACCAAGGCCCATGCCAAAAGGCGGAATGCCTTCTGCAACAATTTCACGATTGAACTCATCCAAACTCTCCATCATTTGTAAAGCGGTACGCACAGCGTTGCGAGCATGATCAGCATCATCCAAGGGTGCGTTCCAGAATGCCATTTGTGCATCACCGATATACTTGTCAAGCGT